TAAGGCTCTCTAGGACTAAGGTTCTCTTAAGGAGTCCTTTGCGGACTCCTATTGCTTATAAAAACTTCTTTATGTCAACATAATAGTAGAAACATATAGTTAGCACCAGACTGATAGATACCGCCAATACTAAAGTGTCAAGAGGTTGCATTATAAGCCCCTCTTTAGGTTTTTTACATACTTGATACCCTTGTGGATACAAGAAGTCTTTTTAACCTCCGATAATTTAGCTAAAATTTTCTGAATGTCCTCAAAGGCTAACAAACCCTCTCCACTCTCTAAACTTAATTTAAAGTTTTCTCTAATTTTTAGTGATGTTATTTCTACTGTTTTCATTTTGTACCCTTTTTTCGCTTTTAAGAAGCTTCTGCTTCGCTGTTTTGATGTTGTATTATATCCTAACTAATCCCTAAAGTTTCTTAAGGTTAGCAACTAATCGAAATCTATAAGAATTCCTAAAGGGTTTCTCCCCTTAAGAAAACTTTAAGGCTAGTAAGCTCTTCTAGCTTTTCTAGCTCTTCCTTGAATATCTCCAGCCTTCAGAACTTTCACTGATTTTGGCAATAGCTCAACTACCTCTTTGAGTAAAGAAGGTGCTATCATTGAAGTATCTTTGAGGTGTATGTACGTGTTACCGTTTGCAGAAGCTTTGTTCCACGTTAAGCCCTTTTTAGAATACGTTTGACCCTCTAAAATAGTAATAAGTGTTTTAGCGTCCTTTTGGAAGGCAACTTTAGCAACTATTTTACCTGAAATAGTTTGTACTGTATAGTCCATCAGCTTGTGAGAGAACTCACAAACTCTCTGGACTTCGCAAGGTTTTACTAATAGGCTAAAATAGCCTTTAGTGCCTGTGAGTAGCGTGTTAATATGGTTAATGTTGCCCTTTGGACGGCTATGGAAGTTAAATATTACTTTACCTTGCGTGTTGTATGTAGTTGTTTTCATTTTAGTTTCCTTTAAAGTTTGATGTGTCGATTTAACGACTGCCGAAATTGTACTCTTCTAAACTTAAACTAAAGCACGATGAAAAAACTAATTTTAAGGGGGGAGGTTGTTATATTTCGTTAGGTGTTCCAAGGGTGAGGGTTCCACAGAAATTCTGGGGGTGAAATTTGAAGATTACCCCTTAGGGATGTTATAGGTAAAGGTAAAGGTAAAGGTAAGAGAACTCCCCTTAAGGGGTTCTTCTAGGAGGTAGGGAGGTAGCTCTAAGGAGCAAATGATTGATAGGGATAGTTGGCGGGATAGTAGTATGAGTGATAGAGCGCTGTGCGTACTCTAAGATTAGCTTTGGGGTTGCTGTAAGACGCGGTAGCATATACCGTAGGAGCTTCACGCGGTCTCTTTTAAGCTTCAAGAGGGTATCTTTACGGTTAAGGGCGTAGTGAACTAACCTTGGATGAGCGAACCTGTACCACTTAAACCGAAAGTCTTGCTTATTGAAGTTCGGTGTACGTTCCTTAGGTGCGAACTGAGGGAGTCTAAGGGACGTCATTTCGATGTAAAAGGATAATCTTTCTGGGTTGTCCTTATGAGCATAGACCCCATGTCTAGTAATTTCGTGCTCTAAACGCTGCATATAGGGCAGAAATAGAGGCTGAGAGGTGCCTGTTGGGGTAATATTAAGCTTTTTAGCTAGTTTATTAGTGAATCTTTGGTAGTTTCTCTCAATTACTAGCGGTAATTCCTCGAAATATAGGTACTCTGCGAACATATTGAGCTTTTTAGCTATTTCTTTAGTTAAAACAACTGCATCTAGCAATTTAGATGCTGATTCCTCTATCGGCAGCCCTAAAGAAGTTAAAGGAGCTGTAAATGAGCTAAAGGATGTTGTAGGTATCTTATGTCCTGTAGGAAAGTACACATATCTACCCCCAAAGATGACTAAGTTATAGGCTCGTGCATATAACCTATAATCTTCGTAAGGAAGCAGCATTTGCATAACCATAGGAGAGGCTCTATAGAGATTTATATGGTTCACTAAGAGAGAACTGCGAACTTCAAAGCTGAAAGGCTCTTCAGCAGACGGTCTAGGCGCATCGAATAGTTTATCGATGTCGTAAGCGGAATCCTTAGGGATACTTTGCGCACCTCTTAAGTCTATAGGGCCGTAGTGGAGAGTCCATGAATCCTCTTTTGGGTCTATTAGATACACTCTTAAGTTTCCCTGTGCATCTGTAAGTGTCTTTAGGTTACCGCAAGGGCATTCCTGAGGTGGGGATGGTTTGTAATGAACAGACCTAAAGGCTTTAGCAGTAACCTCATGGATTCTAGGATAAACCATAGGAATCCTAAAGGAGGTCTTACAGTGGGCACAGGCTAACGTATCATACTGAGGGAGAATAGAAGGTCTCCTATTGGCGGACGATAGGAATATATGTTGAGGGATTGTAATATGCCAAGCGAGGTGCTTAGCGTCGGTATAAGAAACGTACCTAGCTAACTCTCTCTTTAACTTATTATAAGTCCTTAAGGATAAGTCTTTATCTTGTAGTAAATCTTCTAAGGGTGTTACAACTGCCATTTGGCTTTATCCTCCTCCCACTTATCTATATCTCTAACTATTACTATGGTAGGTATAGCTTTACTTCCACATCGTTTAACCTGCTGAGGGGTTAGCTGGTCTTGGATAAATGCTGGAGACACGTTCAGCATTACCCCTAATTGGTACAGGGTATACTTAGCGTAGTTCGCTGTGATAAACTGATGAAGTACTTTGCGGACAGCTAAAGTCTCTTCAGTCTCTACCTCAGAAGCAAATGCTAAATCTTCTCTGCTATAGTTTGAAATAGAATGCATGTGCTTCCTCTTCCAGACTTCTGCTCGCTAAGATGCTAAGAGTCTCGTCAGGGGAGAAAGGGATAGCCCTCTCAAGATGCCATACAGTCCCTATGAGACCTGGTTCACTCTCTACTCTTAGAACACTTAGCGGACCTGAAGGGGTCGATGCTTGTTTAATCTCTAACTTATAATCTGTAAGAACCTCTATTACATTATCGGTTAACAGTGTGACTAATAACGGCTTTTTCATTATCTCTCCAATATTTGTTGATAGATGTTCACAAATATGTCGTCAGATTTCTCTTCGACTTGTGCCTTAGCTATCTGGTTAGTAATATCACTGAATGCTCTAATAACATCCAAGGTATCTTTTTTAGTCAGTGAAGCATAGCTCTCATCCTCACCCAACTCTTCGATGCGCGCACCTACAATCTTCCTAAGGGTACTAGTTATCATTAACTGGTCGATTTCGTTTAGAGCTTCTTTAACTTCCTTTAGGTACGCTTTAACTTTAGGGTCTCTTACATAAGTCCTAATATGTGTAGCTGGAATACCTAATTTAATTGCTAGTTGCTCAACTCCTAAGCCAAGTAAAACACCCTCAAGGATTCGCTTTTCAAGAACAGTTGGTGCTAAAGAATTGGGGGTTGTATCTATTGCCTCTTTAAGAGGGCCTGTAAGCTCCTGTAGCGCATTTAAATCCTCCTCAGGTACTTTGGTATGGGTTTGCTCTTCTTGAGCTTCTAGGAGCTCTTTAAAGCTCTTACTATCTATCGACATTTGTTATTCCTTGTAGCGCTACTAAGTCTAAGATTCCTCTAGAGGTTTCTAAGGCTGCTAAAGGTTTAGAACTTATCCTAATCCCTTTATTAATACTGTTTAAATCCTTAGGGATTAACCTTCCGTCTATTTCTACGAATTCAGTTCCAGTCTCTAAGAGGTTCTTAGCCTCGCATACTTTACAGATTCTAGACAGAGCGCCTATTACCAAGTCTCCTGTAGGTGCTACACGCCTAAACATCTTATAGCTTTCTAAGGGTTCTGCATAAGACACTTTACATTGTGTACAAGTTACGCACTTCCCCTTTAGGGGTTGTTCGCCTTTTACTTTCTCAGCAGAACAAACTTTACATCTATTGCGTCTACCAAACTTACTATTGGAGTCTTTCTCGAATAACTCTAAATCTTCTTCTGTTAAAGCTATAGTACCACACTCACACTCTCGCATAGGTTTCATACTTGTTCTTGCTCCTCTAAATCTATATGGATTGCTGAAGAATCCTTAGGGGTTTTATAGCTTTCCCTTAGGGACATATCCTCATTATAAATACCAGATTTAACTAGTAATACGCTAAACTCTTCCTTGGTTAAACTATTTAGTATTTTCTTAAATTCCGCTAAATCATTTTTAAACATATTCACACCTTTCTAAAGTTGTAAAAATTTTGCCGCGCTATCTTAATTTTTAGTTTTACTCTTTAAATTTACCTAAAATTTCCTAAAAACCTTTCGAATCTTTAGTCCTTCTTTTTACTATTTTCCTAGTACCTTAAATTTTTCTCCTTAAGAACCTATAGTATATACCTTCGGACCCACATAACTATATAGCGAAGATTTCAAGAAATCTCCCCAAGTTTTGAAAAGAATTTTGAAATTCTTTTTTTAGGCCCCCTAAAATAGGGCTTAGAGTATAATTCTAGATTTTAAGTCGAATGGTGTAAAAGAAGTACCAAATTCTTTATTAATTATTACTAATTTCTCCTTTAGCGTCTTCTCAGCATTTCTAATAACCTCTTGGATAGTGCTAGAAGCCTTGTTAGAGTCTTTAACAACTTTCTCGCTCTCCATTATAGCAGCTATAGTAACTGCTTCTCTATACTCTTCTGTAATAGCAAAAATATAACCCATCGCAAATATCTTCATTCTTAGTTCTTCCTTTACATCTGTAAAGACTTCGTAGTTCAAGACTTTCATTATGTCTGTTGGTACTTCAAAATAACAACTATAACGAACAGCTAAATCTGCTTTATGATATAAGCCTGATGCATAGCTAACTCTTATTTGCTCAACTATAAACTTTGACAATGCTACCATTAACTACCTCTTTTGTTTAAATATGAATGATTGTAGCACAAATAACCTTAAAGTTAGCTTAAATTTGCAAATTCTTTTCAAAACTTGGGGAGAAATCCTACAATCTTCGCTATATAGTGTAAAAGGTTCATTAAAGACCTATTTGTAAAAGGAACCTAAAGTTATTCCTAATGGAAACTCTAAGTTATTCAGTAAGGATTTAATGGATGTTAGTTTTAAACGAAGAAGTTAACCTTTACCAGAGTATATCCAAAAAGATTAAGCTATCTAAGATTTGGGACCTACTTGGTATGACTCCACACTCAGGACAAACAGGGGTTATTGACGCGTTTGATAATGACCCTACGAAAAACTCCTATGTACTAACTCTTGGAAGACGTTCTGGTAAATCTGTACAAGCAGGTGTTATTGCTATTAGAGAACTTCTAATACCCTTTAGTAATACAATATTACTAGCGCCAACCTATCGCAACAGCAAAATAATCTTCGACGAAGTCTATAAACTAGTGTTAAAACTAAAGTTACCGATTAAAGCTCTGAATAAGAACCAGTTTACTATAGAATTAGAGAATGGTTCTAAGTTTTCAGCCCTTACAGAGTCTAATGTTGAAGCTGGTCTTGGTAGTAGATGCTCATTACTAATAGTTGATGAAACTCAAAGTATATCAAATATTATGTATATTATTGAGTCGTTAATTGGTCCGATGCTTTTAGACTACGGTGTAACTGAAGAAGGTATCCTTTTTTCTAATATTGTTTTTCTTGGTACTCCAAGAGGAGTTGCTTCGGACTTCTATGAATTATACCTTTACGAGTTAACTAGAGGAAACTGGAAGAGTTTTACTGCCCCATCGAGTTGTAATCCTTTACTACCTCGTAAGTACTTAGACGACCAGAAAGATATTCTCTCTGAGCGAGCCTACCAACAAGAAATAGAGGCTAAGTGGCTAACAGCAGGTGCTGGTGTATTCTTTGCCTTCGATTTAGATATTAACTTATACGACCCTAATGAAATAGACCTAAGAGGCTCTAACTTCATAACAGGGCATGACTTTGGTGCGTTAGACTCAACAGCTATGATTTATATTTATACAAATCCTGCTGGTGATTTTTATCTTGACGCTACTTATATGGCTAATATGAGAACAACCGCACAGCATGCTATAGCCTTTAAAGCCTTGCGAGATAAAGACCCTAAAGCACAGCAAGAAGGTTCCTATGGTGACCCTTCTGCTGCTCAGTCAATGTTAGACCTTCGTAATACATATGATTATGATATTACTAAAGGGTATAACAAGATTGCTGCAGGGATTGCTATTATAAATGAGTTGATGGCTCCGCAAGGTTTGAATAGAAAACCTAAGTTATTTGTAAATAAGAATCTAGCTGAGTTGATTACTCAGATTCAGATGATAACTTATAAGAATGGTGTAGGACCACAAGCTATTAACGGTGACCCATTTAATAAGCACAGGGAGCATCACTTCGACTTAATACACGCTATGCGATATGCAGTCGTTTCACATTATAGACAAAATCAAGCTGCTTTAGCAGTTCTAGCCTAAGGAGGTGTTGATGTCAAATATTAGTAACTTCTTTAATACAAGTACTTATTCAGTTGAGAATCTTACCTCAGACCCTAGAGTACTTCCTGATGAGACGTTTAAGTTCAACTTCTACATTTATGACTTACTTAATAGTACTACAGCAAAAACACTCTCAGTTTCTATGTATAAGAAAACTGGTAGAGATAAGGTTCTTATTACAAATACACCTTCCGCTACCCTTATAGCAGATAATACTTGGCAACTTAGCGCTACTATACCTGCTCTCGAGTGGGATGGGAAAGTATCGATAGTTCTGGATTTTAATATAGTAGACTTACTAGACATAGCTCATAGTGTAGAACATTACTTAGTAAGGGCTTCCACATGATAACATTTAAGAACCCTTTTAAGACAAAGAATCCTACTATAAAACAGGACGCTATTGCTTATACTTCTGGCGGTAGTAAAGAGTTTTTATCTGCATATAATGACTATTTAAACACAGTCGAAACTGTTGAGAAGTGTGTTAGGATTTGTGCTAATATCGCTTCTAATGCGACTATGGGTATTTATAGAGAAGTAAGTGGAGAGTTGAAACCATTTAAAGTAAAGAATGTAGACTTAGTGTATGGTATAAATGAAGTTGATAGCCAACCTGACTTTATACGAAAAGTGTTCTCGTCTATGTTTACGCAAGGTGCTTCTATTATTCTTGCGGAAGAAAGTAGCGCTACTAAGTTAGTTAGTTTCTACCCTTATGACCCTGCAGCTTTTACTATAGAAGCCTCTACATCAGCTGTAATATCTAGTTTTAAGTATACCTCTAAGAGTGGTACTGAAATACCGTTTAAACCTGAAGATGTTATTTATGCTAATAGTACTATAGATGTTACTAACCTGGTTTATGCGGTATCTAGACTAAAACCTTTAACTGATATGTTAACTCTTCAAGCTAATATAATGAAGCAGACTGGTGACTTCTATGCTACTGGTTCTAAAGACTCTGTAATTATTAGTCCTAAAGAGCCTATGTCTCAAGCTAACGCAGAGCTACTTAAGACTACATTTAACACGTTTATTCAGTCTAGGCAAACTAGAACTTTATTCTTGAATACTGAAGTAGATGTGAAATCAGTCAGTAATGCACAAAGTCCTACGGACATTATGAATGCCTTAGTTAAGATTAATGGTATTATAGTAGAATCTTTTGGTATACCTCCTTACCTACTTGGTAATATGCAAGGTTATGTAAACGATGCTGCAATTGTTACAGCTTGTAGACTATTTTTCGAGATTCAGTTAAAGCCTATATTTAATACAGTAGCTTTTCAAATGACAAAGTACTTTAGAAATACTTTAGGACTTAAGAACGCAGTAATTAGTTTTGATTACAGTAATATTGAGATTCTTCAAGATAACTTAACGATGAAAATAGATAACGCCTCTAAACTTTATAAGTTAGGTATATTATCTATTAATGAAGCTAGAGTTGAGTGCGAGTTAGAACCGTTAAAGGATGCTGCAGCTGACCTGCATATGCTTCCTGCCTACTTAACAGGTAGCGCCCCTATCCCGATAGAGCGGTTTGATGAGTTGATGGATTCTGGTTTTTTTAACAACCCTACTTCAGCAACACCTTCAGGGGCTTCTGGCGGTGCAGATAACGAAACTCAACTTACTGCGGATGAGACAATGACTCAACCTGCAGACACACAAGGAGGCTAGATGAAGCCAAACAAAGCAATAAGAATTGATAAAGCCTTCGAGTTTGATAGTGTTGCTATCAATGAAGAAAGTATCATTCCTACTATTACTATTAGAGGTTATGCCTCTAAGATGTATGATGTAAATAAAAAACTAGTTATAGATGCTGATAGTGAATCTGTTAACACTATGGGAATTGACTTATCAAGACTACATAGCGGTAATCTTCCTTTGCTTTTTGGTCATGACCAAAAGTCTGCTGTAGGTAAGATAACAAAAGCTGACTACCAATCTGATGGTCTTATGATAGAAGCAACTATATTTAAACTTCCAAATGATGCACTAACTAACTATGTTTATGAAGCGGTAAAAGCTAAGATAATTACTAGTTTTTCAGTTGGTATTTTAGTAGAGGAATTTGATATTGTTCAACAAGATGGTAATGATTATCTTCAGTTAGCGAAGAGTTTGCTAATTGAAACTTCTTTAGTTTCTGTACCTTCTAACGCTCAAGCAACATTCCAGATTCAAGAGATTAAGGATGGAGCTCAAAAGTCATTCCATACAATTATTAGTAAGAGTATTTTAAAGCAGGAGAACCCTAATGCTTGTGAGGAGTTTGGACAATGCGTCCTAGCTACTAAGCAAGTAGGTTTAGAGGAAAAAGCCTTAACTTATGATGAGACTAAAAATAGTGATTGGATGAAAACTAGAGAGTTTCATATGTATCTAGAGAGTCTACTAGTAACAATAGAAGATAATTGGTATGCTAATAAGTGGGACGAATTGTCTGGCGAAGAAGTAATACTAAACATTAAAACGGCATTTAGCGATTTCCTAAAAGACCAAGAGAAACTCTTGGATATTGGGGTATCAAACAAGTCAATAGACGAACACTTAAAAGGACAAACTGTGATTATAAAAGACGCTACTTTAGAAGAAAAGGTTGAAGCTCCTGCTACAGAAGAGACTAAGGTTGAAATAAAACCAGAAGATACACTCGTACCAGTAGCTCCTACTCCTACTACAGTGGAAGAAACTCCTAAGGTCGAAAACACTCCTGCAGAGATACCTAAAGTACCAGAAAGAACCCTAGCGGACTTGTTGGTGGATGTTTCAAGCATTAAAGTTAGTGAGTTAGAAGAAGCAGAATTAGAAGCAGTTTATGAGTCTATTATGGGTGTTGTGGAATCAATTGAGGCTATGGTCGTTGACCAGATAAAAGAAGAACTAGCTTAGTTCTTATGGTGACTTTAGTCACCCAACTAAATTTAAGGAAATAAAAAATGTCAAGACTAAAAAAATTAGTAGCAAGTGCTATTAAAGAAATCCAAGCAGATGTTGATACACTTGCTTCAAAAGCACTTGAGGCTTCTGTTACTGCTAAAGCTCCATCTGTAGCTATCCCTAAAGAAGCTATAGTAGTTAGTGCTGATGCTCTTAAGAGTGCTGGTATTAAAGCGGAGCGTGTTGGTGAATTAGCTTTCATAGCTAAAACAATGAGACGTGAGTTAGGTCAAGAAAGTTTGACTGGTGCTGACTTGAAAGACCTTGATGGTCGTTTTAAGGCTATCGGTGTAACATCTGATATTACTTCACTTTTACCATCTGGTTTCACAGGCGCTTTATGGCATGATATTCAAGAACGTTTAGTAATTACTAACCTGTTCCCATACAAAGAAGTAAGCCCTGGTCAATACGATTCAATAGCTACTAACGGTATTCAAGGTTTCTTAACTTCTGAAGCAGTTGCTGGTACTGAAAGTGCTGAAGGTTATATCACTATGATTTACCTAGTTGCAAAATGTATGGCTGTTGTTAAAAAGTCTTACGAAGCTCTAGATGATTCATTAATAGCTCTTGCTCAAGAAGTTCGTAATGGTATCATTGATGCTCTTTCTCGTTCAATCGAACAAGCTGTTATCAATGGTGATAACTCAACTGTTCATATGGATGACGTTGGAACAACTGCTTCAATCGTAGGTTTAAAATCTTACTCAAGAGCATTCAAAGGTTTACGTAAGTTAGGTCTTGCTAAGAATCCAGTAGATTTCGGTGGTGCTGCACTTACTGAAGCTCAGATGTTCGCTAAGATTATGGAAATGCAAGAAGCTGGTGGTTTATATACTGACTCTCAAGAGGCTTCAATGGGTAACCTAGTTCTAATCGTTGACCAAAATCTTTACAACAAGTTTAGACTATACACTTCTTTCTTAACAAAAGAAAAAGCTGGTCTTGGAACTCTTTTCGGTGCTGAAGTTGCTTCTGTATTCGATATCCCTGTTGTTCAGACTCCTTACTTACCAAAAACAAACGCTACTGGTGTTGTTGATGACGTAACTGCTGGTAACAACTTATATGGTACTTGTATACTTGTTAATAAGTCTACAATGAAATACTACTCAACTGGTACTCCATTGATGGAAACTGAGAGAGATATCTATACTCAATTCGTAGGATTCACTGGTTCTGTAAGAACTGGTTTTAACTCTATCTTTGACAGAGTTGATACAGCGCCTAATAGCGTAGACAGCACAAGAAATAATATTATAGTAGGAATTAAGGTTCCTCGCTAGGTAAAATAGAGTACCCTTAGGGGTACTCACTTTTTAACTAAAATAAGGAACACAAATGAAAACAGTTAAGTATATGGGTATCTCTTCTAGTATGAATACAGGAGGGGTTAATTTTAAAAAGAATGAGCCTTACGTAGTTACAGATGAAGTTGCAGAATACTTATTAAATGGTTTTGCTGGGGCTTTTATCGAAGTAGTAGTAGCTAAAACTACGGTACCTAAAGAAGAGGTAAGAGAAGAAGTTGCTGAACCTAAAATAGTATTAGAAGAGGCCCAAACTAAGAACCCTACTAAGAAAGTAGAACCTAATAATAAGAAATAAGGATAAGAGATGGCACTAGTTTACGAAACTCCTACAGCCTTATCTCAGTTTAGTTTTATTCAGTTTAAGACTACGATGGGGATAGCAGATGTAGACGAACCTTCATATGCCCTCATACTGAAGTCTATTTTTGATACTCTTTTAACGCAGTTCTCTATAGATATTGATTCAGTTACAGAGATTACGTATGACTTCACCTTTGCTATTTATAGACACGCTAAGTTTATTCACGAAGTAAGTAAGAAGAACTTAGACGTGATTAATAAAGTAGCAGATTCCTCTGGTAACCGTACTGAATATAAGAATGTAATCCCTAAAGAGATTATATCTACTTACAAGATGTACTCACCAATTCCTCCAGCATCACTATGACTTCTGAAGCTATTGGTAAGAAATTGATGGATATAATAGATAGAAAACTAACTAAACTAATTCCTGAGATTACCAAGAGTAAAGCTATAGAGTTGCGCGATAGACTAAAGGTAGTTGCTAAGGTATGGCGTGAAGACGTTTTCAACTGGATGAGCGCAGACCCAGCTCCTGGGATGCCTACTCGTAGAACTGGTCAACTAGTTAATGCTCTACACTATTCTACTGAGAGATTAACCAAACTTCCAAATGGGGGTTATCGCTTATCAGTACGACATTGGTGGGATAGAACTATAAGTAAAACTTCGGGTGAAGACTATGGCTCTATTATCAATGAAGTAACGAGAGTACGAGGTTATAGAGATAGAGTTAAAGACGAGTTACATTTAGCAATAAGCAAAGTTCTAGAGGAGAGATAATGGCTAATATTTACGATTCAAGAGTACTAGCTTCTGAGCTAGAAGCTATACTTAAAGCTAACTCAGACTTAGATTATGTTTCTTCTGGGGCTGTAGTACCACTAGCTTCTGAGACAAATGTGACTGCTGCGTATATAGCAGTTGAGAGTATAGCTATATCTCCTACTATAGCTTCTACAGGTGTTAATGCGTATGATAGACATATGTTTGTGAGTATTTATTGTAATATCAATACCTCTAAAGCATCTTTACATATACTTGATTTATCTGATAGCATTGAAAGAAGTATTCTTACAGATAATACCTTGTGGGATTCCTTATTAGATAGAGATGTTGTAGCTATCAACTTCGATAACCAAGAACACTCTCCTATGAGAGCCTTTACAGTCCTTCTAGATATTCGTTATCGCCTAAGATGTGAATAGATACGACACCAAGTCGCTAACTGGATAGAGCTCTCTGCAGAGATTTTAAAAATTAATTTTAAGGAATAAATATGGCATTCTTAGACAAAAGTGCTCAGTGGAGCATTAAAAAAGAGGCTTCTTACGGTGTAGTACCTACATTTAACGTAGTTCCTGGCGAAGATATAGTTCAACTAATTAATCCTACTATGGATGCTAGTACAGAACTAATAGAGCGTGAGGTACTAAAGAACAGTCTTGTTAAAGCACAACCTGTGCTAGGTAAAGAGACTTCAAGTGGTTCATTTAGCGTAGAAGTTGCTAGTGCTGTTGCAGGTAAAGTTAATGGTGGTGTGCTGTATGAGTCAGGTATGGGTGCTGTTATAGCTGTTAAAGCTTCAGTAAACGAATCAGCTACTGCTTCTACTAATACAGTTAATACTATTGATGTTGGTGTTGGAACAGGGGCTACTTACACAGTAGGACAAGCTTTAAAAGTTCTTGTCGGTGCTTCTTATGAGTACGTTATTGTACGTTCAATAGCTACTGATACACTTACAATTGCTCCTGCATTAGTTGGTACTCCTACAACAGTCTCTACAGTTGTAGGTCTTCTTTCGTATGTAATAGCTAAACCTGATGCTGCTGCTATTTCATTAGCTGTTGAAGAGTACTTTGAAAATGCCTCAAACCAAATCACTTACACATATGCAGGTGTTGTTGTTACAGATATGACTATCAACTACCCAGTTGCTAACATTGTTAAAACAGACTTCAGCGTTGCTGGTGCTGGTTTCGCTGTTGCATCTGCAGTAGGTAATAGAGCTTCTGTATGTCAGTCATTCACACCTTACGTTGCTAAGAATATGACATTTACATATGCAGGTACGGCTTACGCTATATCTGAGCTAAGTATTAACGTAGCTTCTGATGTTTACGATGTGGAAGCACTAACAACTGCAGGTATTACCAATAAAGTTGTAACTGGTAAATCCGCTGTAGGTGGGTCATTCATGCTAGAATATGGTGGAACTGCATTATTCAACGCATTCCAAGCGGGAACAAGTGGTACGCTCTTCGGTACTGTAGCTAATGCTGGTACTATTTCTGGTATATTTGCGCCTAACGTTATCATCAGTCAATCAAGTAAATCTATTGATTCTGGAATCTATAAAGATTCAGCAGACTACGTAGCTTTAAGTTCTCCTCTATGTAGTGATACTATAGAAGATTGTTTGACAGTGTTCTTCGGTTAATATTTGTACTTTTAAGCACCTCTCGGGGTGCTTGCTTGGTACCAATACATAAAAGGTTGGCTTAGTACGCCAAAACAGAACCCTTCAAAGGGTAGCACTTTTAGTGCATAATATAAAAGGAAACCCAATGGCATTAGTTTACAATAAAAGTTTAGCAGAAGGATTTAAGTATATCCCTGAGAGTGACAGAAGTGATAAAGCTCCTTTTTCTGTTATTATGCAACCAATAGATTCTGTCCGTCTAGTTATACTAGAGGATGGTTTATTTAAAAGAGGCGCAGATAACTCATTAAGTATATCAACAGGTTCTTACAATGTTTCTTTATGTAGAAACGCTATTAAGTCTTGGGATAATATGACTGATGAGGCAGGTAAAGTTGTGAGTATACAGCTAGATGCTAAAGGGTATATATCTCAAGAATCTCTTAGTAAACTCCCTACAACACTTATAACTGAGCTCGCTAATGTTATAGCAACAACAAGCCAGGACCCTTCAACAATACAACTTTTTAAAGCGGAAGACGAGTAATGCTTAAGCCCTTTTCATTTGGGCTCCCATTACTATTTAGGACCCCAGTATGGGTTAACCTTCCTTCCGATAGTGAAGTTTCCTTACTTCTACGCCCTTTATCTTATGCAGATGTTATGGCTACTTACAGCTTATTCTATCTAGCTAAACAAAGCGCTGATTTTCATAATATAGTCACATATACTACAGTTCTAGAAAATGCTGTAATTGATTATAAAAATGCCATTGGCTTTCCTACTATTACCTTACTGCTACAACAGTTATCCCCAAAAGACTTGAAATATTTACATGACCAATTAATTCTTATTAGTGTAGTAACTCAAGAACACCTAGAGGCGATGGCGAATATGCTAGAAATCCAGTTTAACCCTCAGTTCTCAGAGGACTCTTGGAATTGTGCTATTTGTCAAGAGAAAAAATTAGACTACTCCCGTGCTTGTGGTTTTCTACCTGAAGATGAAAGAGACCCAGCACCTATTCTACCTAGCGTAGGGACTAAGCGTTTTACACAATGTCCTATTTCTACAATAGACCCTTTTGTAGTAAATCAAATGTCTTTAGCTTATTCTTTATTAGATTCTGGTGTACTGCCAGAAGACGGTGGTATAGGTAAGCAAACTGATTGGTTCGTGAAATCCGCTATGTTATATAAGCGTAAGCTAAAAGAGGCAGAACACTCTGCTATTGAACGTAAGAAGAAAAGATAAACGGACGGTACGTCGCGCCTAGCGATAATTTAACTTAAGGATTCGTATGAGTAATGATACTGTAGTAGTTAATCTAGAAACTCAACTAGACGAAAAGACCGTCCGTAGGGATATAAAGAAATTAGAAGATGCTTACGCTGCTCTAGAGAACTCTATACGAAATATGGCTAAACAGACTGTTGATATGCGCACTACTGCTGGTAAAGCATTTGCTGCTGACTATATTAGCAATGAAAAATCTATTCTAAGAGAGATGGCTAAAATCTCTATGGAGATAAGAGCTCATCAGACTAGTCTACAAAAGTTAGTAGTTTCTGAAAATAATAGAGTTGTAGCACTAGAAGCTCAGTTTCAGCAATATATAAAACTAACTTCCGAGACACGGTTACAGCATACCTATCAACAAAAAATAGCAGGACTAAAAGCTAAAGAGCGTGAAGATGATGCAGGCAAAATAGCTCAGTTACAGAAGATAAATGCGTATTATAGAGAACAAGAGAGGTTATCAAAGACTATTGCTACAAATAGCAATAATAAGTTATTTAATCCTAATGATACCTCAGCACTTTCTAAAGCCTCTACAGCCTTTAATGCAACAACCTTTAATCCTAACGACATGTCAGCAATGACAAAGGCAACTGCAGCCTTTAATAAAGAACTAGAGAAAACTAAAAAGCATGATGAGGCTTTAAATAAAAATGGGTTCTTGCATAAGCTATCTACGACAGCACAGTATGCTGCCGCAGGTACTATCCTTTATTCTCTAGCTGCTGGTTTTAAAGAAGCTATAGCTGTAGTTGTTGAATTTGACACAGCTACTAGAACGATGGCTGCTGTTCTAGATTTATCACTACCAAAAGCACAGGCGCTAGGTAATAGCCTAGTAGACCTCGGTAAGGCATATGGTGGAACACTTACAGATATTTATGGTGTTGCTCTTGCCTTAGGTCGTGCTGGTGTTGCTACAGACCAATTAGTAGCAGGTACAGAAGTTGTAATGCGTATGGCTAGGCTCACTGGAGACACCTTTGAGCAGTCAGCAAGTGCTGTAATTTCTTATCAACAAGTATTTGGTAATACTGGTATTAGTATAGAAAGCTTAGGGGACAAACTAGCGTATATTGCTAACGTATCTAGACTAAGTACTCACGATATCGGTACGTTCTCAAACTATGCTCTTTCTGCAGCTAAATCTGCAGGTATTACTGTAGATGCTGTAGGCGCTATGGCAGCAGCATTTAGTAATGCTGGTGTTAATGCTTCTACTATTGGTACGCAAATTAGAACACTTACATCTATCTTAACAGATAGCTCTGAAGGAGCACAGGCTCTATTTGGTAATCTTGGTGTAGGTCAACAACAGCTAGCTACAAAGATGCAACAAGGTGCTAGTGAATCAAACGCTGCACTAGAAGGTTTTGCTAAACAGCTTGCTCAAATATCTGATGAAGACTTTGCTAAGTATACTGCTGGTATGGATAAGTTACTTAAAGATTCTTTAAATAAACTTAGACAGAACCATAAGAACTTCTCTGATTACCTAAAAGGGTCTTTAACAGAATCTGCAGGGGCTTTACAGAGTACAGATGTAATTCTTCAAGGTTTTGCAGTTACATGGGAGAAAACTTGGAATAGAGCTAAAGATGTAGCTGTTGATAATTTAAGTGGGATAGCTGGAACTGCTGTTAGTGTTTTCAACGATATTCTGCAGAAGTCACAAAGAATTGACAAACTACAAGCCTTATCAGCTACGTCAACTTCTAAACACAACTTATTGACTAAAGAAGGGCGTGAGGCTAGAGACAAAGAAATAAGTCAACTTAGGCAAAGGTTCGAGTTAGAAGACAAACTAGCAGCGCTACAAAAACAATACCAAACTGCTTCTCCAACACAAAAATTAGATATAGCTGGAAAAACTGCAGAACTAAATACAGAACTAAAGCTATTAGACAGTAACACTAAAGCTAATGCAGAAAAAGAGAAGACTGCAGAGCTTTTAGCAACTATCAAAGTATCCTCTGCAGAGATTGCAAGAATTGAAGCACTAAGTGCTGAAGCTAAAGTTAAAGAATTGCCGAGACTTAAAGAAGCTCAGCGTTTACGAGATGCAGCAAAAAAAGCTATAGAGGATACTGGAAAGAGCCAAGCTGAAATAGATGCAACACATATTAAATCTACAGTTTTAATTACAGATAAGCTTATCTCTCAAGCGGCTGCTTCAATTAGTGCTGGAGAGCCTAATAAAGTACTAATAGATTTAGCAAATAAACGTTTAGATGCAGAAGATGCTGTACTTCAGACACAGCTTTCACAACTATCAAATACGGTTACGCTCAGTAAAGGTATTAAAGAACAGTTCGACGTAATACTAAATAGTTCTGGAAGTGCTGTTGAAAAACTAGCAAGAATATCTGATTTACAAGAAGATATACGTAAAGGTAAAGTATCTAATATTACCAATGCAGATATAGCAGGGCTTAATGACTACGGTGAGAGGCTAAAAGCTATAGCTGCTAATGAGGAAAAAAGGGTTACCCTTAGAGGTAGACTTAATAAAGCAGAAGAGGCAGCTAAACGTCCAGTAGAACGTGACGATAAGCAAATGCAAGAAGCTTATTTAGCTATGATTAAACTTAGCGAAGAGGAATACTTCCTAACTGCAGGAATTACAAGTACCTTAGCGCAGAAAAAATTTCATTTAGAGTCGACCTTACCAGCTATGCGGGCAATAACTGAGCTTGCAAAAGACGAAGAGATACGAGCTAAGAAACTAGCAGATATTGATAAAGAAGTTGCTAAGACTAAGATTGAGATTAATACCTTAGACTTACAGATGCGGCAAACTGGTGTAGATAAGCTTAGTGCTCTTTCTGAAGAGCATGAATTATATCAGAGTATTACAGACGAAGCTAGAATTCGTGTAACTGAAAGCCAGAAACTAAATGCGCTACAATTAGAACTTGGTACTGCTATTGTAAACAACACAATGAGTTCTGACGTGGCCTTAAAGGTATACGAAGAACAAGTTAGAGCTACAAAAGAGATAACAGCAGAGCAACTTCGCCAATTAGATATTTCTCAGAAATATAGCTTATCGAAAGTTAATCTGACAGAATCTCGAAGAGTAGAAGACTTAAAGCTTCAAACTGACTATGAAGCCTATAGAATAAAACTCACTAGAGAAGCTGATGATATTGCTACGGCTTTCTACGAAAAGGCAGAGTCTGGTCAACATATCACAGAAGCGGATGTAGCTGCTTATGAGAATAGATTGAACCTAATTAAGGAATCATCGGAAGCCTCTTATAGAGGGTATGAAATGCAGAAAACCTTACAGGGTACATTGAATTCAGGCTTAGCTGACTTTTTCGATATACAATCAGAAGGTTGGATGGATTTTGAGAAATTAGGGCTAAATGTTCTAAATTCTATTCTTCAGAAAATGCTTTATATGTCTGTAGTTAACCCTCTAGCAACCGCAGGAGCTTCTGCAATCACGTCAGGTTTAGGTAGTTTAGCTGGTAGTTTCTTTGCCCAAGGTGGTGCATTCGAATCAGGAACACAAGCTTTTGCACAAGGCGGGGCGTTCACTGAAGGTATCCAAGCATATGCTAAGGGAGGTACTTTTACTAACTCTGTGGTAGATAAGCCTACGTATTTTGCTAGTGGTGGAACATTAGGAGTTATGGGGGAAGCAGGTGCTGAAGCTATAATGCCACTACGAAGAACATCTACAGGAGACTTAGGTGTTCTTGTTGCTGGTAATACTGAAGGCTCAGGTAGTCCTCAGGCAGTAACTGTTCGTATTGTTAATGAGTCTGGGGAAGAACTGAAGGTTACAAAATCAGAGGCGAAAACCGATATGGCTGGTATGGTCATAGATATAATGATAGACGCAATAGCTAGAAATAAAAAAGGTATGCGAGACGTGGTTAAAAGCGCCTAGTCTCACATATAATACTTAGAGAGGGACAAATGGCAGCATTTCCAAATCCATCAAATACTATAGGTGCTCCTATCCCTAGAATAGGTAGCTCCGATAAGAAATCTTTTAACGTTACTAAGAATTCTTTTGAGGCTAATTATCTTCAAGTTAGGAGAACCTCAACAAGAAGCAGAGCTGCTTTTAGTTTAGTGTATGATACACTAACATTAGCCGAGTTTGCAATACTAGAAGCGTTCTTTAATTCATACGTCGGTACAGTATTTACATTTACTCACCCAGTAGAGCTTGTTGATTACCAAGTTACTTTCGCAGAGTCTTCCATAGAGAAGACATACATTAGTTTCGGAGTTGTCGATACAACAATAACACTAGAGTCTGTATAACTAGGGCAACCTAGTGTTATAGTAATAATTATTAGTAGCTATTACTATAACACTAAAAGGAATCTAAATGGGATTATCACTAACAGCTATTCAAGAGAAAAATGCCTTAGGCACTGATTCGGTATTTGCAGTACTCCTAGAAATTCTTATTCCAGGAGTCCCTACAGTAACCATCACAAATAACGGAGATAACATAGAGTGGAATTCTGCTGTATGGCAAGCCTTTCCTTTTGAAATATCAGAACTAAACGAGGACTCATCTGGTGAGGTACCTCAGTGGACTATTACACTTGATAACAGTCAAAGAGTTATTGAAAAATACCTTAGTGACTATGACCAATATTTAAAAACTAATGGTATTGAAGGTAATGAGATTAAGTGTAATTGTTTTATTGTAAATACAAAAGACTTAGATAATACTGTACCAATTACTGAAGTATACTTTGAATTACATCAACCATCGACGGATTCAACTGCAGCAACTTTTGTGCTAACTGCTGATAGTCCTTTTAATATTATTCTACCTAAACGTAGGTTCTTAAAACAATATTGCTTCTGGAAATTTAAAGGTACTGAGTGTGGTTATGCAGGTACAGCGCTTACATGTGATAAGTCACTTACTCAATGTAAAGCTTATAATAATTCTGGACGCTTTGGTGGATTTCCTTCTGTTGGTGCTGGTGGGGTTAGGTTATAATGATGTTTTCACAATTTATTGGAATACCTTTTGTAGATAAAGGACATACTGTAGACGGAGCTGATTGTTATGGCCTTATTAGGTTAATTTACAAAGAGAGTAAGGCTATTGATATTCCAGAGTTTTCTAGTTCTTGTAAGGATACTAAACGTATATTTGCAGATTACTTAAAACAAATCTCAGAACATTGGTATAGTGTTACAGACTTACAGGCGTATGATGTTATAGCGATGGCTTATGACGTTAACCATCCACGTATCGTACAGCATTTCGCTGTGTATATCGGTAATGGGATGATTATACATTCCTTGGACGGGGTTGGCTCATTCATTGCTAAACTCTCTGATTTTAAATCGTATATAAAAGGAACTTATAGATGGAAAGCATCCACCTCCCAAGTGTAATCACAAAATCTATAGATGCTCCTTCTGAGCAGTACATAGTATGCCACAATGACCCATTTAATCCTGGTGATACAACTATAGTTCTTGTCCCTGCAGGAGTAAGTTGTTACGAAGCTTTAAAAGACTTCTCGTATGATATAGAATATTACGACTTAGTGGTTTCAAAGAACCAAGAGATTCTGGATGCAGACTTCATTATTGAAGAACACGATATTGTTAGTTTCTCTTTAATACCTAAAGGTGGTGGTGGAGGAAAGCAAATATTCCAGGTTATAGCTATGATTGCTATTATTGCTGTTGCTCCTATGCTTGGAGCTGCCTTAGGTGGCTTAATGGCAGGAGGTTTCGCTGGGTTTGTTGGTGGGTACGCAGTACTTGGTACGGCGCTAGTTACAGTTGCTGGGTCAATGTTAGTAAGCGCTCTATTTAAGCCTGCTGTTCCTTCTTCACCTTCTTTAGAGTCATTTGAGCAATCTACAACTTATGGGTGGAATACCTCAGGTAATGCTATAGCTCAAGGAAGTGTTATACCAGTATTATATGGGACAACTCGAGTAACTCCACAATACATAGGGAAATACTTAGTTACTGCAAGTAATAAGCAGTACTTAAAGGCGTTGCTTGCAGTTGGAGAAGGTCCTTTAGATTACATCTCTGGTATAGAGATTAACGATAGTGATATTAGTGCATTTACCGATACATCTTATAGTTCTAGACTTGGTACAAATACTCAAAGTATTATCGCAGATTTTAATGATACTTGGGTAGACCAGTCAGTAAATAAAGCCTTAACTGATAATACTACTTGGGTTACGGCACAAACATCTGGAGACTCTGTTAACAGTCTTACTGTTGGTGTATTATGTCCTAGAGGTATTTATTACGCAAATGATTCTGGTGGGTTAGACAGCTACTCGGTTACCTTAGATATAGAGTACCGTAAAGTTGGTAGTACTACTTGGTTAAATATGCCAACTACTGCTACTAATACAACTCTTTACTATGTTGACCAAAACCCTACTGTAACAGTAACTTATACTTATTGGGGATGGCCGACTTTTACTAGAACTGCTGACCTTACGGGACCATACGATGTGTATCAAAAAGCGAATCCTGTTAATTGGTGGACATCAAATTCTTTTGAGTATGTAGAAACAGTTAGTTCTTTACCTGAAGGAGTTACCACTAAAGCGGTTTATACCCCAACTGGTCAAATAGCTTGGACTGCTAACTCGACATTGGTTGGCCCTACTTACTATAAAATAACGGATAAGATAACATCAGCTGTTCGTACTTCGTACCAACTGACAGGATTAGAACCTGCAGCGTATGAAGTTAGAATGCGATTTTACAATAACCCTAATACTACTAGTAGATATGGTTCTTCTACTTATTTTGAATTCCTTCAGGAAGCGATTTCAGACGATTTTACGTATCCAAATACAGCGCTATTAGCCTTAAATGTGATGGCTACTGACCAACTTAGTGGTTCATTACCTAAAATTACTTGTATAGCTTCTAGAACTACAGGTACTTACGGTAGATTAGATAACCCAGCTTGGGCGTGTCTAGATTTATTGATGAACTCTAGGTATGGAGCAGGGATTCCATTAACTAGGATAGATTTCCAGTCTTTCCAAGACTGGGCTGATTACTGTACTGCAGAAGGTTTTACGATAAATCTTTTGCTAGACCAAGGGCTAAACTTAATACAGTGTATTCAGATGATAGGACAGCTTGGTAGAGGTACTGTTATGCAGTATGGTTCATCTTTTGTAGCTCTTGTAGATAAAGCAGATTTACTGCCGACTCAAGGGTTCTTATTCTCTATGGGGAATATTATTCAGGATTCATTTTCTGAAACCTTCCTACCTTTAAAAGAGCGTGCTAACATCATTGAGATTACTTACTACGACCTTGAGAATAACTATGACCGTACAGCTATCGAGGTTTCGCAGGGAAATTATGACCTAACTCATCAAGTTAATAAAACTTCTATAAACTTACTTGGTTGTGTTACGAAGGAACAAGCATTACGTCAGGCTAAATTTCACCTAAATCAAAATAGATATATAACTATTACAGCTTCGTGGGAAGCTTCTATAGATGCTATTGCTTGTAAAGTTGGAGATATAGTAAACGTAGCTCACGATGTACCTCAATGGGGATTCTCTGGGCGTATTATTAGTAGTACTACAGATACTATTACGGTAGACCGTAGTGACCTAGTGCTAGAGCCAGGTAAGACTTTTACTATTCAAGTATCAGATAGCAATACTGATGAGCAGTTGTACTACACAATTCTTTCTATAGCTGGTAATATTTTAACTGTAGATGCTACCTTAGGGACTATAGGGGACTACTCTGTATATGCATTTGGTGAAATCAATAGACACGCAAAGAAAATGCGCATTCTATCTATCAGTACTGCAGGCGACTTAAAGCGTAAAATAACTGCTATAGAGTACAATAGTAATGTTTATAATGATGCAGTAACAGTTCCGACACCACTACTAACTAGTTCCCTAGGGACGAACAACGTAGTAATTAGTGAATATCTTACTACTAAACTTGACGGCACAATAGAACCTATTGTTCAACTATCTTGGAAAGGTGCTAAGTTATCTTATAACATATTCTATAAAAGAACCACGGACTCGACGTATGTACAAGCAGGAGTTGCTAGAGGCACAACATTTGAAATTCCTGGGTTAAAAGAATTAATAGAATACGACTTCTTAATCGATGAAGTCAAAAGTTCTTATACTGTTCTAGGTAAGACAATTCCACCAGAGCCTGTAAGTAATGTTGTAGGTTCAGAATCTGGAAATGTGTTTAATATCACTTGGGATTACCCTTTTGTACCATTAGATTTTAAAGAGTTTCTTATATATGATGATACTACACAAATTGGTAGTACTACATCTACTAAGTTTATAACGGAACGTTTATTTGGAAGTATAAGCAAGACCTTCACAGTTAAGGCTATAGATACTACTGGAAACTTAAGTACTGGGGTAGATGTAGAGATACCTATTAGTCCTATAGCACAAGTAGTAGCGTTGACTGGTAGTATTGCAGAAGATAAACTTACACTATCCTGGGAAGACCCAAACAGACCAGATGACTTTGCACACTATAGGATTACTAATAGTGATGGATATGTTGGTATTAGTACTTCGGAAACCTATACTAGTATAGCTCCTAAGCATACTGTAGGTTCACATACCTATTCTGTTGCTGTAATAGACTTATCTGGTAATTCTAGTCCTCTGACTGACGTAAGTATTGTCATCGTACCTGCTGTAATATCTAATATAACTTATACTTTTGTAAATAATGATGTTACAGTTACTTGGGAAACAGTTAGTCCTAATTACTCAGTGAATTCCTATAATACAACTATAGGTCTTAACTCATATAGCTCAAGTTCTCCTACTGTAGGGTTCAATTGTGTTTGGTTAGGTACTAGAACAGCTACTATTATTGCCACAGACTATGCAGGTAATACTTCTAGTGAGAATATAGGAATTGAAATCATAGCCCCTGAGGCACCAGTAATTAATGTTACTACTTCTGGCAGTAGTGGTGTATCTTTCTCGTGGACAACGCAGGAAAATAGTTGTGGGATTAAAGAATATTTAATACTATACAGAGGAAACTATAGTACTACAGCAACTGCTGCTTACTTTGCACCTATAACCTCACAAGACTCTTATACGTTAGAGGTTGTAGCCATTGACTATGCAGGTAATCCAAGTATTTCTACAGTTAAAACTGTAGCTGTTGTAGCGCCTTCAATTTCATTGATAAATAGTAGTACCACAAATACTACTATTGAGTTAGAGTGGTTACCAGTACTAGGTACTTTTGATATTAAGGAATACGAAGTCTCGTATTTAGATGGTACCACAACGGTAGTACGATTGAGCGCTACCCCTAGTATAAGTATAAATACTAACTGGATTGGCAATAAAACCTTTAGTATATCTCCTATAGATATAGCTGGAAATACTGGTAGTGTGCTTCGACACGTATCATATACAACACCTCCTCTAGTACCTCTAGTTACTAGTGAGGTTGTAGGTGAAGATATAGTACTCAGTATAGTAGAACGTAAAGGCTCATTTGCTCTAGCGAATGTAGAAATTTCTTATGATAGTACTGTTTTAACAGTAGCTGCTGGTACACCTACTTGGAGTATTCCGATATTTTGGGACTTAGACAAAGAATTTACAGTAACCTCTATAGATTCTTTAGGGAATCGTAGTGGTAGTGCTGTAAGCACAGTTTCTATCTCTGAAGGTAGTATTAGTACTATCTACACTAGTGTCGTGGATAATAATGTTATGATTTATTGGTCTGGGGTTGCTGGAACATTACCAATAGAGCACTTTAGAATTTTAAAAGGTGCTACATATAGTACTGCAGTTGAAATAGGTATCTCTAAATCAACGTTTATAGCTATTTTCGAGAATTCGGCAGGTGTATATACCTACTGGGTTGAGCCTATCGATACTGCTGGTAATGCTGGAGTAGTATCTAGTACTGCTACATCTGTATCTCAGCCGCCTGACTTCATTCTAAATGTTGAGTGGGTATCAGACTGGTCTGGAACAAAGACCAATATGAAACAACGTGCTGACGGTAAGTACGTAGTAGCAATAAACACAACAGAGACATTTTCAGAGCATTTTGTTGATAATACTTGGGGTTCTGCACAAGACCAAATAACTGCTGGGTATCCATTATGGTTAACACCTGGAGCTAGTATAGCAACATATAGTCAGACTTTTGATTATGGCACTCTATTAGGCTCTACTAGTATAACGCTTTCAGACCCAGTAATCACAATTAATGGTACTGGTACCTATGTAATGAATAGGACTATTAGTGTATCAGAAGATGGGATTACTTGGGTGGAGCAACCGCTAAATAGTTTACAAGTATTCGTTGTAAACATTAGGTATGTTAAAGTAGATTATAGTTGGGAACCTCAAGATGATATTCTTTTAATTGTTGATGTATTTACTTTACGTCTAGATGCTAAGATAAAATCAGATAACGGAACGGTTAATTGTCTAAATACTGATGTTGGTGGTACTATTGTTAATTTCAATATACCGTTTGTTGATATAACAGCTATCGGGTTAACCCCGCAAGGTAGCACACCATTGATAGCTGTATATGACTTCGTAGATATACCAAATCCTACAGAATTTAAAATATTACTATATACATTAGCTGGAGTACGGGCTAGTGGTATAGTTTCATGGACATCCTCAGGATACTAAAATAAAGGAGATAAAATGGCAGATTGGTCTTTACCATCGCTTACATCATCGTATAGTGATTTTCTCACATACATAAAAGACAGAGACACTGATATAGCTACTATGTTCGCTAGTGGTGGGACTAACCTACCTACTAACGCCATACGCTGGAACGCTACCTCAAATACTTTTGAGAAATATTCAGGAGCAACCTGGAGTGTGCTTACAGCTAATTTACTTATGACTACGAATAGTTTATATAACGCAGCTATAGCAGCAGGAACTACAATTAATGATTCCGCTGCAGCTGCTACTAATATACTGTGGACCTCAAGTAAAGTAAATGCATTCTCTTCTAACTTCTATACTAAAGCAGAGATTGAAATAATCAAGGCAGCATATGTAGCAAAAAATGGAGAAAATGGGCCGCTAATCTTAGGGACTAATGATGCCAACTCTGTAACTATCGAGACATCAAATACCTCTAGGGTAGCCGTTAGTGGTACTGGTAATGTTACTATAGCTGCACCAAGTACTGGTACAGCTTTGACAATAACTCCAGCTGCTGGTAGTAATGCTATCACTGCTACAGGTGCTATATCTGGGACTCAATTTACATCAACAGTAGCTACAGGCACTGCTCCTCTAGTAATAACTAGTACATCCAAAGTTACAAACCTTAATGCAGATTTTCTAGATAATCAAGATGGAGCTTATTATCAAAATGTCGATAATATGACAGCAGGAACTTTAGCGGTTCTTAGGGGAGGTACAGGAGTAACTACTAGTACTGGTACTGGTAATAATGTTCTTAGTTCATCTCCAACATTGGTTACACCATCAATAGGTGTTGCTACTGGGACAAGTTTTAATAGTATTACAGGGTTGGCTTCAGTTGCTCCTTTGGCTCCAGCAGTTACAGCTGTTGTTGGTGTTAGCACTCTGACAGCTCGACAAGACCACGTACACCCTACTAACTTTACGAGTACGAGTACAGATATAAAAATGAACGGTACTCAGAGTGTAGGGGCATTGACTACATTTCCTAGAGCAGACCATGTACACCCT